TTGGACGAAAGGCTGAGGAACGAGTTTCCCAAGCAGTTCGCAGGCGAACAAGCGCCTACCCAATCATCCAGACAACAGCGCTCCGCACCTGCTGTTGCACCTGCAACCCGTAGTTCGGGAGTAAATGCTGTGCGCCGTACTGTCCGGCTATCGCCGAGTCAGGTTGCTATTGCTAAAAAACTGGGCGTTCCTCTCGAGGAATATGCCAAGTATGTGAAGGAGTGAAGACCATGAGCGAAATGAAAATTGATCGTGCCAGCCGCAGCGCGGACACCCGTGCCAAAACTGAACGCCGCAAGCCTTGGACTCCGCCCTCCCGTCTTGACACGCCTCCTGCCCCCGAAGGCTTTGAGTACCGTTGGATTCGCGCCGAAGTCAACGGTTTCCTAGACAAGCAAAACGTCTACTCCAAATTGCGCGAAGGTTATGAACTCGTGCGACTGGAAGATGTGCCGGAAGAGTATCACCATATTCTCCCGACGATGGACGATGGCAAACACGCCGGAGTCATTGCTGTTGGTGGTCTCTTGCTCGCCAAGATTCCCAAGGAAACCATCAAGGAGCGCAACGAGTATTTCCGCCGTAAGGCTCAGGAACAGTTGATGGCAGTTGACAACGAGATGATGCGTGAGAACGCTCACTCTACAATGCGAATCCAATCTCCCGAGCGGAGTTCGCGCACAACTTTCCGCCAGCCAACCTAAGGAAGGCTGGGTAACCCCAACTTTGCAGGAGCAAGCAAATGGCAAACGTCAACAAGCCTTTTGGTCTGCGTCCCTCTGGTAACTTGTCTGCTACTGGTGCCCAAAAACAATACGGCTACCAGATTGCTGACAACCAGTCCGGCGCGATCTACCAAGGCGACCTCGTTGTAGTCTATGACGGCTACATCATCAAGTACGATGCATCCACTCATGCCGCCCCCACGGGTGTCTTCAACGGCTGCCAGTACAACGACCCAACCCGTGCCAACAAGCCGACTTGGAAAAACTACTACCCCGGTAGCATCGACATCACCACTGGCATCATCGCCTGTGAAGTGATCGATGATCCGAGCCAGTTGTTCCTCGTTCAAGCCGATGGCAACGTCACCCAAGCCAACATTGGCAAGAACGCTGATCCCACTGCGTCTACCACTGGCAGCACCACCTCTGGTGTTTCCAACGGTACGCTGTCGTCTGCGTCCATCGCTAAGACGGCTGCGTTGACCTTCAAGATCGTGGGCCTGTATGAGACCCCAGACAATGCTCTGGGCAATTACGCAGTCCTCGTTGTTAAACTCAACCAGCACCAATACGGCAGTGTCGGTGTTGCATCTGACGGAGCATAATCATGGCCATTACCCGTTCACAACTTGTAAAAGAACTGGAGCCCGGTCTGAACGCTCTGTTCGGCTTGGAGTACAAGCGCTACGAGAACGAGCACGAAGAGATTTTCTCTATCGAGACCTCGGACCGTGCGTTTGAAGAAGAAGTCATGCTGACTGGCTTCGGCTCCGCCCCGGTGAAGACCGAAGGTGCTGGCGTGGCATACGATACCGCTCTGGAATCGTTCACTGCTCGCTACACCCACGAAACCATTGCCATGGCGTTCGCGCTGACCGAAGAAGCCGTTGAGGACAACCTCTACGACCGTCTGTCGGCTCGCTACACCAAGGCTCTGGCTCGTTCGATGGCCAACACCAAGCAGGTCAAGGGCGCTTCGGTGCTGAACAACGCATTCACTGGCGGCGCTTACGCTGGCGGTGACGGTGTTGCTTTGTGCTCTACCGCTCACCCGACTGCTTTGGGTCCCGACTTCTCCAACACGCCTGCCGTCCCTGCTGACCTGAACGAGACCTCTCTCGAACAGGGCATCATCGACATCGCAGCGTTCACGGACGAACGTGGCCTGAAGGTCGCTCTGACTGCCCGCAAGATGATCGTTCCGAAGGAACTGCAGTTCACCGCCGAGCGCCTGATGAAGTCGACTCTGCGCACTGCAACCGCCGACAACGACATCAACGCGATCAAGTCCATGGGCTTGATCCCCGAGGGTTACGCTGTCAACCACTTCTTGACCGACACCAACGCATGGTTCCTGATCACCGATGCGCCCAACGGTCTGAAGATGTTCCAGCGTTCGCCCATCCGCACCGCCTTCGAGGGTGACTTCGACACTGGCAACGTGCGCTACAAGGCCCGCGAGCGTTATTCGTTCGGCTGGTCTGACCCCCGTGGTATCTACGGTTCCCCCGGAGCCTAAGAAACCGAGGAAAGGGCCCCTTGTGGGCCCTTTTCTTTTGGGGTATATTGGAGACATCCCGGGGTTTCCGGCGCTTCTGACAGGTCCCGGCCTGACGACATGCAGACAGAGCGCCCCCAACACTCGCATGTGAGGATCAAATGGCAAATACCACTTTCACGGGTCCGGTTCGTTCCCAAAACGGCTTTCAGGCCGTCTCCAAAAACGCCACCACTGGCGCAGTCACCGTGCTGGGCACCTACGGCGCAGCCGAAGTTTTGGGTGTGCAATCCCTGTCTGGCGCTGGCGCAGTTGATGTGACCAACGGTGTCACCTCCCTGACCACCACTGGCGCTGCACAGGCCCTGACGCTTGCCAACGGCGCTGTTGGCCAAGTCAAGTACATCGTTCACGCTGTTGATGGCGGCAGCGCTGTGCTGACCCCCACCACCAAAATTGGTTTCTCCACCATCACGTTCACTGCTGTGGGTGATTCCGTAACCTTGGTCTACACCGCCACAGGCTGGGCAGTTGTTGGTTCCAAGGGCGTGACCATCGCTTAATAGGAGGCTCACATGGGCTTTCAATATGACGTAAAAGCGAAAACGATGACCAGTTCCGGCGCGTCCGGGATTGGTACTCCTCGCGCTCGCATCAAAGGGGTGTATGCCCTATTGGGGGCCTCTGCTGGTTCCATCTCCTTCAAGGATGGTGGTGCGGGCGGTACAGAACTCTTGAAGTTTGACACCCCCGTTAGTTCTGCCACAGGCAATATGTACGTCCTCATTCCAAGTGATGGCGTTCGCTTCGAGGCAGACCCCTATCTCACTCTCACGAACGTGACTTCGGTGACGTTCTTCTACGGTTAAGGAGTCCAACATGGGACGCGCAGCAAAAATGGCAATCGACCAGTACCAAGGCGAAGTGCAGCCGGGTGCAAACAAGCAGGACATGTCCAAGGGCGGTCCCAAGCAAACCCCTCGCAAGGACTACCAGAAGCCTTCGGCCTCTGTGGCCCCTCGTGGTGTTGGCGAGGCTCGCAACAAACAGTGCAAGATGTACTGACATGGCTAAGTCACCTGCTTGGCAACGCAAGGAAGGCAAGAACCCTGCTGGCGGCCTGAACGCCAAGGGTCGTGCCTCCGCGAAGGCTCAGGGCATGAACCTGAAGCCTCCGGCACCCAGCCCCAAGACCAAGACAGACAAAGGACGCAAAGCGTCCTTTTGCGCTCGGATGGAAGGGATGAAGAGCAAGTTGACCAGCAGCAAGACCGCCAAAGACCCGGACAGCAGAATCAACAAGAGTCTCAGAGCGTGGAAGTGCTGAAATGGATTTGAACACCGTATGGACCAGCGCACTCACCATCATCCTCGCACTCATGGGGATGATCATGCGTTCGCGAGATTCAGAAATTGTGACCCTTCGCGACGATCAGAAAAAGGATCGCGAAGAGATGCAGCGTCTGCAGGTCCTGCTCAATCGCACTCGGGAAGAGATTGCCAAAGAGTACGTCACCAAGGTCGAGGTGCACAACGACATCAATCGTGTGCTCGTTCGCTTGGAGCAACTCGATGCCAAACTGGACCGATTGATCTTGGAGAAGCGCGATGCCAGCGGTAAGTAAGAAGCAAAAGCGGCTGATGGATGCAGCCGCGCACAATCCGTCCTTTGCCAAGAAGGTCGGTATTCCAATGTCCGTTGCAAAAGACTATAGTGAGTCCAGCAAGGGGCTCAAATTCAGGAAAGGTGGTGGTGAAATGAAAAACTGTGGAACCAAAAAAGGCTACGCCAAAGGCGGGCTGGCCATGCGCGGTGAAGGCATCGCCAAAAAGGGTTTTGCCAAAGGCGGCCAAGTGACTGCCAAAGGCGCTGACACGGCAGGCCCGCAGGGCAAGACCATCAGCCAGCCCGTGAAGAAGTCTGTGTCTGGTGACAACGTCCAAGTGCGTGGCGTTGGCGCTGCTCGTGCTCGCGTTGCAACGATCTATTAAGCCATGACCACTTCGGGCACATCCGACTTCAATCTGGAGTTTGATGACATCATCGTCGAGGCGTATGAACGCTGCGGCATCGATGTCAGGGATGGCTACGACATGAAGACCGCGCTTCGCTCGGTCAACCTCATGTTTGCGGAGTGGGCCAACAGGGGCTTGAACCTGTGGACGATTGAGCAGCGGCAACAGGTGCTGACAGCGGGTGTGTACCAATACACCCTGCCTACCGACACCGTGGATGCACTGTCTGCTGTGATCAGAACCAACGAGGGCCTCTCCACCCAGCAGGACATCACCGTGGATCGAATTGGCTATGCAGAGTACCTGCATGTACCCAACAAGAAAACACTGTCTCGTCCCGCTCAGTGGTTTTTGCAGCGTACCAATCCGCCCGT